CTTTTTGCTCGTGTCACCATTGACCATCGCAACATCAAAACCATCTGCGGTCAGCTTCTCTTGGAGCCAAACTTGCACACCCTTGAGTGGCACGAAGATGATCGCTTTGTCGCCGATCTCTGTGAGTAATTCCGTAAGGGTATTATACCGCTCCGAGGCGTCGATGGCAATCGTCGTGTCGTCTCCGTACACCACACCACAGCTGATTTGCAACAGCTTGCTCAGCATCACAGCGGTGTTCGCTGCGGTCACTTCGCCTGCCGAGAAAATCGTCACAGCTTTGTCCTTCATCTCTTTGAAGGCCTTCTCCTGCTGCTTGGTCAGCTCGGTCTTGCGTCCAACGAAATTGGTATCCGGCAAATCCTTGCACTCATCCAGCGAGAACCGGATTGATGGCTGCAGCACCTTGCGGCATGTCTCCAGCGCATCAGGCCTTGGCATCCACTTGAACGTTGTCACCTTCTGCATCACCATGTCTTTGAACGTGGTGAAACTCTTCGGGCACAGCGGTGCGTCGACAAGTCGAGATAGCGTCCATGCGTCTGCGGGAGTCTGAGAGATGGGCGTACCCGTCAGCAGCCACAGCCACGGCTGGTGCTTGGCCATCCACTTGGCGAATAACTTGTATCGTTGCGAGCTGGGCGACTTGAGCGCCGTTGCCTCGTCGTAGATCACCACATCGAAGCCAGTCAGTTCAGCCTGCATATTGGTGAAGCCGTCATGGTTGATAATGACGTACTGCACCCCGGGCGTGTTGAGCAGCTCGATACGCTTTTGCTTGGACCCAGTACACACAACGAACGAGCGATGCGGCAGGTGATGCTTGAGCTCGCGCCCCCACACGACCTTTACTGTTGACAGCGGCGCGACGATCAGCACCTTGCGTGCAACGCCCTCATCCAGCAGGAAGTCGGCAGCCCACAGAGAACTGATGGACTTACCAGTACCCGGCGCGTTCAGGCACAGGGCACGCTTGTGCATGGTCAAGAACGCTGCAGTCTCCTTCTGGTGATCCATTGCCGTGAAGCGTCCGGGCCAGTTGTAGTATTGCAAGATGGGGGCAGGCACACTGAAGCCGAGGTTCTTGAGAACCATGGACTCGTCCACACCATACGGCATGGCCAGCATGTCTTCGCCGTTGTGCTGCAGCAGCTTGGCATGGGGGATGGCACGAGCCACCGCAGCGTTCTCGTTGCTGTTGATGATGATCTTGCGCTTGTCAGGTATTACGAGCATAGAGCGACCCACGCCTTAAATTCGAGGTGCCACGAGTCCACCGAGGTCTCACGCACAATCCACACCTTGCCACCACACTGGTCTATCCCTGCGATCTCGCGCTCTTGATTCGCAGTAGTAGTGCCCTTGCCGAACTTTGTTTCCACAGCAAAGAAATGACCGTTGACGTGGCCCACAAAGTCAGGGATACCAGAGCGACCGAAGCCGTTCGCAGGCGGCATAAACCACCAGCACTTGGGCGTGTCCTTGAGAATAGCCTTGACAACCTTTTTGACATCTTCTTCCTTCTTCATCGCTTACCTTTCAGTCGTGCGTCAGGGCAGAACCCTTTTGCTGGGCACCATGGGCACAGGCCCGATGGCTTGGTTTTGAACACGCCGAGGTCGATGGTTTCCTGCACCATGTCGAAACGTGGCTCCAGTGCCCGCCACAGCGAGTCGAGGAACCTGCGCTCATACGTGGCGTTTGTCACCTCGTCGAACTTGAGCCAGATGAATGAGGTCTTCACCTTCATCACTTCGGGGAAATGCCAGAACACCATGGCCGCAAAGAGCTGCAGCTGCGTTGGGTTCTCCTTGACTTTGCCTGTCTTGTAGTCGAGGCAGTACGCTGTGTCACCATCGACGACCAGCACGTCGGCAATCGAGCGAATCCACACGTCTTTGGCAAACCAATCCACTGGCTGCAGCTGGCGATTCACAGACATCTGGTGCTCGAACATCTTGGTGCCGGGGCGTGACGTGATCTTCTCAACCAGCGGACCCCAGCGCTCCAGAGACTGCTTGCCTTCCAGCGTAAGAGTGCCCTCGTCGAGTGATCCGTTGCCTTTGGCTTCCAGCACCTTGTGCACCCGGTCGCCGTACTCCGACGCTTCGTTCATCGTGCTCTGCACGCGCTTGGACACATACAGATAATCGAACTGCGCAGGGCACTGCTCGAAGGTTGACAGTCGACTGAACGACAGCGGCATCACATTACTCATTCCTGCTCCAATGTTGCTTTTGCAAGTGCTACGGTTATCTGCTCGTGAACAAGTTGAAGGAGTTGCAGCTTGGTCATATCCAACCGGGGTGATCGGCCCGGAGCGTTGATGATGTGCTCTGCAATGTCAAAGATTTTTACATCAGCATCTCTGCATCGCACGCCCACCCTGAAACCCCAAACAAGTGAGTCGACTTTTCTGTACGACTCAGCTGCGAACCACTCTGGTAAAACGCCATCACTTTGCGTCGCCATAACTTACTCCAACACCAGTCTCACACGCTACGGGAATGCTGCGGCACCACTTGGGCGTCATTGCAAGGCACTCTTCCATATACGCACGAGCTTCATCAAGTTCATCATTCGGCACCACACAGACCGCCTCGTCATGGACAGAGAGCTTCACTGGGTAGCGCTGATTGATACGTGCAGTTTGCCACATAACGATCTGCATTGCAGCATGTTGCGATAAATTTTCTACAACTTTCGCGCCATGCAGGTGCACACGCTGTCGGCCCATCTGGTAGGTCCAGTCCTTGCCGTCGTGCTGCAAGTCGTTGTACATCACCCCGGGCTCACCCGGGCGACCAAAGCCGTCCCACTGGGTAATGAACCAGCCGTTGACGTCCACGTTCAGCATGGTGCATCCGTTGGCGATGTCAGGCAGAACCACGTCGTTGCATCTGCGCCACAACTCCACCACCTTCCAGTGCACAGACCTGTACAGGTCCACGATGGCATGCGCCCGGTTCTCGTCGATCAGCTCAACGCTGGGGTCAGTGCGCTTGGCCAGCCGCACCATCTCTTGGAATCGCTTGGCTCCAGCACCGTACTGCAGGCCCAGCATCGCTGTCTTGCCCAAGAAACGCTCAGCCTTATCGGCCTTCGTGATCGTGCGCCCGAACAACTTAGATGAGAAGTCGCAGTAAAGATCAACGCCGTTTCGCAGCTTCTCGATCACGTCATCCTGCCCAGCCAGCGCCATCACCGTGCGCAGCTCGATGTTCGACGAGTCGCCCACCAGCACCGTATGCCCGGGGGGAGCCAGCAGTGCGTCACGCAGGCCCGCAGACGGTCCACGCGCAGGAATATTCTGCCAGTTGATGCTGTTGCCACCCGAGTAGCGCCCTGTGGTCTTGGCACCCCAGAAGTTGAGGTACACAGGCAGTGGGCCGCGCTTGGCAGTCTCCAGAAACTTCAGCGCCCGGGTCTCAGCGATAGTCGTCTTAACGCCGAGGCGAGCTGCAACCAGCGCCTGTACGTCCGCATCATCGGACTCCAGTAAGTCGGTGAATGCTTTGTCTGACTTGGCGAAGGCATAGGTCTCTTTCTCAGGGTTGGCTTTGCTCTGCTTCTTCGGCGGGGTAACGCCGAGGGCCAGCAACGCTTCAGCAAACTTGTCGTTGGACATGATGACATCGCGGTTGGTCTCTGCTTTGGCCAGAAGGTCAGATTTGCGCTTGATCTCGTCGTCGTACAGCTGCTGCATCTTGGCTTGATCGCCGATCAGCATAGGCTCTGTGAACATGCGCACAGTCATGTCGATCAACTTCATCGCCAGCGGCGGTGTGTAGGGATCGAACCTCGCACCCAGCTCTTTGCACAGCCATGCGTCGTGTTTGCAATACTCAGCGTACTCAGCTAATTCCGTGGGATTAAAGTCCTCTCGGCGTTTACCCATGGCCTTGACGACAGCAGTGCCCTTATCCGGCAGGTTGTACTGTTTGGCGAGGTTGGCCAGCGAGTGTGATGTCAGGTACGGCAGCAGCATGCGACCTTGACCTAGGGTGTCCATCCACAGCTTGGGTCGGATGCCGAAGCGCTGCGTCATGATGTACCCGTCGAACAGAGTGTTGTGACAGCGCACAGCGCTGTTGGCCCAGTCGAAGTTGCCCCACATCCAGTGCAGCGTTTCCTCTTCAGCGCCAGAGAACCATACAGCAGGCTCGTCGTTCTTGATTACAGCAACGCCAACGACTTCAAATTGGTCGTCGTTGATGTACGCATCAGTCTGCATCTTGCTCAGACTGAACGTCTGGGAGTAGTACGTCTCGAAGTCAACGGTTAGGGTGTCCATCATTTACTTTCGTCAAGTACGAGTTTGCTCACAATCTGTGCGATGAAATGCTGCTGCAATTCTTCAAGGTCTTTGGCGATCAGGCGCTCACTGCCTACGGCCAGTACGTATCCATTGCTCACACGGTCGACCTCGATGCGCACGCGTGGTGCCATCCAGTCTTCGCGGTATAACCCGCCGCCAGCGGTGATGGCTTGGTTGTACGCATGTGCCTGCGCAGACGTGAGGGAGCCTTGCGCAATCGACCCATTACCTATAGAACTACCGATCATTCCTTGCGCTGCATTTTGCAGGGGGTGTTGTCCGCTAAACATTTTTGGCCCTTATTTCGTTGAGCTTCATGTTGTAGTGGTGCCACTTCTCTGCGTCTGGTGAATCTTTCTTGCCTTGGCGCATGCCGTACTTGATGAGGTTGCCCTTTAGATAGCCAATAAACTCATCTCTTGTAAGTAGTGCTTCCATCACGGTCCATGGCTGTACGCTCATGTCCTTGTAGTGTGAGCCGCCTGCTTGTATGTCGTCGGCGCTGATACCATTTGTGTTTTGTGCGAGCATCTGTTGCATGGCTTCTTCCTCTTCTGGAGTCCACGTGGTTAAGTCTGGGAACAGTTCGAGTTGTTTCATTTGACCCCCATGATTTTCATGATCTTGATGGCGTGCAGCGCTTGGAACTTTGCGTCGTCCAGCGCGTTGTGGTGTGTACCAACGCGTTCCTGTGTGACATCAGGGCGCAGGTTCTTCAGTGTTCGATAGCATCGGTCTTTGGTGAAGTGCCATGGCCGCTTACCGTTCAAGGCTTTGTAGGCGTTGTCCAGAATCACGTTGTCGAACGTGGCACCGTTACCCCACAGACACGCAGCCTTGGGATACCAGTCAGAGAACGCACCAAGCACCAGCTCCAGCGGATCGCCCTTCTTTTTGAACGCACTGCGGGCTTCGTCACTCTGGTGCATCCACCACATGATCGTGCTGACGTCCATCTTCAGGCCAGCATCCACGCAGGACTGTGGGTCAATCGTCATGTAGAACTCGTCGCCGATTCCTTTGTCTACGTCAAACGCAACAGCGCCCAACGAGATGATTGCAGCGTTGCTGCCGTTGCCCAATGTCTCCAAGTCAACCATTACGTGGTTCATCGTTCTCTCCTGTGTTGATAACGTGTAGGGTCATATGCGCAGTCGCATATATTTGCTCCATGGCCTGCCGCAGTCGCAGTGCCTCATAGAACGCGTTGTTCAGCTGGTGCCGCAGATAGCGGTTCTCCGCTTTTACCTGCTCAAGTTCAAAAGTAAGTTCGTCCATCATACACGTTCCAATGCTGCAATGCCAAGCTGGCGAACAATAACGTCCTGCACGGTCTCGCCGTCTTTGACGATGAATACAGGTGGTCGACGCGGACCGCTTGCGCGGACTAAGTAATCGTCTTCGGGGCGACTCGCATCCATGCGTACCAGCGTGCCGTTCTCCACGTTGAGAATCGTGAAGCGCAGTTGCTCGCATCCGTAGAACATATCGTCAGAGCGACCAGAGCTTGTCGACAGTTGTAGTCCTTCCTCTTTGTACCTCATCTCGACTTTTTTCCGTTCTTGCTGTGAGAGCGCCCACTCGACAATTTGTTTCTTAATCCAGTTCATCGTCTTTCTCCTGTAAAGTTGGTCGGGGGCAGTTTGGCGGAACCACTACGCACGCCCACACAGGTGCGAGAGTTTTGCTCGACAGCGTGGCGTATCTGTCGATATAGAAACCGTAGGTATCCGTGAGGATGGCGTGCACGTATGACGATGTAACGCCGAGCTGCTTGGCAAGTTCTCCAGTGGTCAGTCCGTCATCAGTCGCCAAAAGCAGAGCACGTATGGCGTGCGTGTGCATGACACGTCTGCGGGCAGATTCGCTCATACAGCTTCTCTTTCAAACGTGGGCAGTGGGTACCAGTGTGTCCATCCATCGGAGTCACGCCATGTGCCAAGAACGGCTACGCCCAGCTTCTTGTCGATCATCAGCATCTTCGCACTACGTGGCGGTGGAAACGCTTTTGCGTCCAGCCACTTGTTGTTGACGTCTACCACTGCAAACTGGTCGCTTGTCAATTTAATGTTGGTCATTGCCATAGTCCTTTCCCACCAACGAATGTTGTTTTGATGTTTGCCTGCCTCTGCGCGGCCA